TGCCCCAGTCGGCGGCGGTGATGGCAGGCAGCGCTGACAGCGAAACCCCGTCCGGCAGGCGAAGCGCCGAATTGACCTTGACGTAGACCGCATCGAAGCCCTGTTGCACCAGGATGTATTCGCTGATGACCGGACGCGAGCGGTTCGCCGAACCCTGGGGAGGGTTGAAAACGTGGGTGTAGTACGGGTTGGTCATCAGCGGATCCTTCGGCGCGGCAGCGTGTGGACCATGCAGCCGCTCAGCTCGTGCGGCAGTTCGGTACTGGTCTCGTTGTAGAAGGACATGGAGACGTTTTCCCCCTCACCCTCGGCGCGCAGGCGCACAGAGCCGGCGTACTGGCCATCCCACACGCCCAAGTCCCAGTTGCCGATGTCCCAGCGAGTTGCCGGCGGGGGGATCGTGTCGGTGAGCAGTTGAGACGGAGGATTGTCGACGTTGCCGTAGTCAAACTCGGCCTGGAAGTTGATCGAGCCCGTGGACTGGCCCTTCACCTCAAGGTCGAAGCGGCGGAAGGTCGTGATGAAGCCCGGAAGGCCGAGGTTCGTATAGGCGAGCTTGATCCAGGCCGTGCGCGATGCCCCATTGAAGGAGCGGCCGACACCGGTCTCGTAGACGAAGCCGTCGCTGCCGGCGATGAATTGGCGTGTCACGCCGGAGATTTCTCCGTCAGCAGTGACGTTCACCACGAACGGCAGGCGACACCACAGCCAGGACCAGCGGTTGGCTGTGGTTGCCCCGCCAACAGTGACGCTGTTGCTGGGCGTGCCGCAGAGATAGCGCCCATCGTCCAGGAACAGGCGGTAGCGGCCCTTGTTCCGATCCACCAGCGAGGCGGTCGGGTTGATGTTCGTCACCTCCGGCAGGATGTGGTCAGTGATGGTCGTGAAGTTGAAGTTGCCGAAGGCCTGGGTTGGAGTGAAGTCGCGCATGCCGCGGTCATCCAGGGCGACGACGCGACCCAGCGACTGCGCACTGAATGGGCGCGCGCCAACCTCGGTGGAAAGCGGGGTGACTTTGAACGTGGTGTCATCGCCGTAGCCGACTGAAGACCGATCGCGGCCCAGCACCAGCAAGGCGGCTTGATCTTCAGAGCCAGGCACGGACCACAGCTCAGAGATGTTGTCGCCCGTGCCGAACTCACCTCCGCCAGAGATGACCGACCACTGGTACGGAGTGCCGATGCCGGAGCGAATCAGCGAACTGCTGATTGCCAACCACAGGTGGTCCTTGTGGACTTCTAGCGTCGTCGCGAACAGGCCGCCCGTGTCGCCAATGTTCAGCGGGACAACGATGGTTCCATCGAACTCAATGGGACGGTTCTTGCCATCAACCCCATAGAGTCGCTTAGTCGACGCGCCGCCGAAGAAGTTGTAGGCCTTGAACACCCAGCGCCCACCAGGCGCCAAGGTGATGGCCGTCTCCGCACCAGAGGCAGTGCCGGTCATGCCGGCCGTGAATGCGCCAGCGGTGAAGCTGCCGCCCGAAGGCGCAGCGATGATGAGCCGACCCGCAGCGTTTGCGGTTGCGAAGTCGCCGCTCTCGACAACCAGGCGCTTCAGCACCGCGCTGACCGCACCCTTGGTGATCGTTGCGCCTTCGGCGGGAGCTGTGCCACTTCCGGCGGTGAACGAGAGCTCGTAAAGAAGCGGGACCGCAGTCCAGCCCGATGACGAAGACTTGTAAATGGCCTGCGCCGTACCGCCCGCGTTGTCTCGGAAAGCGTAGACCGTGTTGTTAAGGATGGCCAGGCCGCGCATCAGGCCAGATCCAGGAACTCGACCAATGTCGGCTCGATAGATGTCGGCCGCCGCTGCGGTGTAGGTGTTGATGGCCGTGGCGGAAAGCGTCGGCTCGTCCAGGGTCACGCCCACGGCCGTGGCGCCTTGCCACAGCATCTCGCCAGAGACGAACGTGCCAACCACCTTGGTCAGAACGACGAGAGTGGAGTTGGCATATGCGGCGACACCTGTTGCACCGCTGGACGTGCCCGTCAGCGTGGCGCCGACCGTGATGCCTGTGAAGGTCGACTGTGCGCCGAGCACGGTGATGGAGGCATCTGAGGGGCGCGGCCGGCCATCGAAGCACTCATAGCCGCCGATGCTCTCGTAACCGCCCTTCAGTACCGCCTCGTAGTTCTCGGACCCGATGACGATGCCGCCCTTCATGGTCAGCGGAGGCGAGACAACGTCCAGACCGCCGGAGAAGGCCACGAACTTCGGACGCCACTTGGGCATGACGACAGCAGCCCTCATGCCAGCGGAGCCCACAGTTGCAGCGGCGGGGTCTGATCTCGGATCAGGTCGCGATTGAGCTGCTTGTACTTGCGCTGCCCTCGGTTGAAGATTTCCGGCGCGGCGTCGAATTCGCCCATGGCCTCAAGGGCGCTATAGACGATCAGGCGATGAAAGCGTGCCGGCATGGCGGGCACGTCATCGTCATCAACCAACGAGGTCGGAGCGCGCTGATACTCACCGTCAACCGTGTAGACGGCATCGGGAATGGGGCCGAGCATGATGGCCAAGTCTTCGGGGCGCTCGGCGAAGACGATGGGTCGCGTCTGCAACGTCTGCAGCGTGTTGAAGCCGTAGTTCTCGCGCCAGGTCTGCCAGGGCCAGTTCGGCAGGTCGACTTGGCTTCCGATGCCGACCGAAGTCAGATAGATGCGAAAGGTGTCCAGGTGCCAGATGGCGTGATCGGTCAGGCCGGCGAGCGCTGGCGTGTAGCCGTTGATGCCGGCCGTCGTTTTGAAGCTGAACGCGGTCCGCATCCACTTCCAGTCGACGCGGCGCGCCTGGATTTCGTCCCAGGCCTCGGAGATGAAGTTGACCAGCCGGCGCTGACTGCCGCCGACGCCGGAAACCGATACCGGCGCGTCAACGCCGATCTTTTCGGCGAGAGACGCGACCAACTCCAGGAAGGTCACGGAGGCTCACCCCTGGGCTCGCAGACGGCGCAGCCATTCCGTCCCGCGACCGCCGGCCGGGTCGTGGAGGATGGACAGCGGGAACTTGGCGCTGGCGCGCTTGGTGATGCGATTGATCGGGTCTTGACCGACCGGGCTCTCAACGATGGTCCGCACCGAATAGGGCATGGCCAGGATCAGGATCTCGACGAACTTGCGCGGCAGCGTGTATTCCTCGCCCACGGGGATGAGGTGGATGCGGCCGTTGCAGGACACGTCCTGGAACTGAGGCGCGTTCTCCTCCGCGCTGGGCTCCAGCACGATGGTGAGCAAGTCCTCGTTGAACTTCAGGGCCTGGTTGTAGGCCTCCTCCCCTGCCTTAGTGTCGGGCCGCTCCACCACAGCGATAGCCTCAGGCTCGGGCACGAAGACCGAGTCCAGGCCGGGCATGACCACATCGTCGGGCTGACGGAGCGGCATGGATTCGGTGTGAACTTCCTTGCGGATGGTGGTGGGCGAGACACGGGGCATGGGTGGACTCCAGAAGATGAAGGAAGAGCCCCGAAGGGCTCACGGGCGACTCGCCTAGATCAGCTGACTTGCGGCCGGTCGGGCAGGCCCAGCATCACGTCCACGAAGGTGTGCGTGACGCCAGTCGGGGGGCCGGCCAGGTTCGACGAGCCGAAGGTCCACGCTGCGCCGGTCGAGCCCACCTTGGTGACGAGGTAGGCGAACGGGCACACCAGGTCGCTGACCACCGGCATCTGCGGGGCGTTGATGAAGTTACCCTGCACATCCAGCGCTTCAGTCGTGCCCTTCACGACGCGCAACGTGCCCGCAGCGTCATAGCCGAGGACGAAGACGCTGCCGAAGTTCACCGGGATGGCCGAGAAGGCCAAGCCGCTGTTGAAGTCGGTCGTCGGAGTGGCGGCGTTGGAGGCCGCGGCCTTGGAGTAGGCCTTGCCCTTGATCGCATACAGCACGGTGTTGGCCGTGGTCAGCGTCGTGGTCGTGCCAGCGCTGGCGCCAGCCTTCGAAGTCGCTCCCGTCAGGGAGTAGAGATTGAGGTTGTCCATTTCTAGTCCTTAGGAAACGAGGATGGTGGGATCGAACGCGCCTTGGGTGTTCACGTAGACGACGTTGGGCACGACGGTGGCGTCATCGAGGGCGGTGGTGCCGCCAACGAACGAGCCGGTGCCGGTGGGATTGACGATGATGAAACCCAGCATGGCCGAGCCCTCCCCGACGCTGGGGAAGGTCACGCCGGCCAGAGTGGAGGCCGCGGCCCCCATCGCCGACGTGAGCGTGCCAGCGCGGTCGCAGAAGAACGCGAACACGTTGAAGGTGGAGTTGGCCACCGTGCCAACCAGGGCGGGCATGTCGGTCGCTGCAGCCTTGGTGACGAGGACGCCAGACGCGACCCCGTACCAGGCGGCCGCGCCGGTCTTGACGATGGCGCTGCCGCCCGTCTTGATGGCGAGGCCGGCGGAGCTGACCGACTGCGAAGACATGCGGGACCCGATGGCCCGCATGGGGATGCGGATCGCCTGACGCGCAAGCGTGTCAGGGATGCCGTTCATCCATCGAACGATGGTGTCCAGCATGGCAGCCCCTTAGACCAGGACCTTCAGGCCGACGTTGCCAACGGCCATCCAGCCGTTGTTCTCGATCATGGCGGCCTGCCACCACTTGGTGCCGGCGTAGCCGCGCTGACCTTGCGGGTCGGACTTGTCCTTGATGCCGGGCGGCAGCCAGGTCGGGTCCAGCGCATCCAGACCGCGAACGGAGACCTGCGACCAGGCATCCTCGGCCACCACAATGAACGGGTAGACGTCGGGATTGGTGCCGGACTGGGTTTGCAGGCCGAAGCTGGAAGCAGTCACCGAGGTGGCGGCGTCCTGATAGCCGATCAGGTCGGGCGACGTGACGAAGCGGAAGCGCTCGACGGCGCCCAGCTCGTTCTCCATGGGGGTCATGGAGTTGCTGGCGTACTTCTCCTTGGGGATGAAGCCCGGCAGGTCGCGGATGTCCGGCTCGGCGTCGGTCGAGATATAGACGATGTAGCCGGCGGAGATGGCCGACGTGCCGTAGTCCTCGGACGCCTTCAGGATGCTCGTCACCATCACGCCGTGGTTGGCCATGATGGACTTGGCGATCTTGCGCAGCAGGCCCAGGGTGATGGCGCCGTTGACGGTGGCGCGCGAGGTGCCGGTGCCGCCGTACCACTGGTTGGTGGAGGCCTTCAGGACGCCGTAGTTCACCATCTCCTTGACCAGGGTCACGCGAGTGCCGATCTGGTCGACCATGGCCTGCGGGATGTCGTCCTCGAACAGGTTGTAGGTCTTGTCGGTGAAGCCGTACAGGCAGTTGTACTGCTGCATGACCACCGTCACGTCCATCGGCGTGATGGACTCGGGCAGAGACGTGACGCCTTCGGCCGTCTGGTTGGCCTGCACCATCGCCTGGGCACGGTCACCCGTGCCGTTGGAGAAGAACACGTTGGGGTTGGTCGTGGTCGCGCCGTAAGGAACCCAGCGACGAGCCACATAGGTGTCGCTGTTGTTCTTGGCGAACTTGACCTGGCGACCGCCGCGGCTCAGGCATTCGCGAGCTTCGGCGGACTTGAGGATTCGACCCTTGAAGCGGCCAATCCGCGCGGGGGTCAGGGCAAACGACTGCATCGTCATGAGAAAACTCCTATGCCCGGGCTTCTCTGTAGCCCTGGCGGAAACCGTCTAGTTCCGAGTTCCCGCTCTGCGCGGGGCCCCCGGTGCCTCGTGGTGTCACGGCTTCTTCAAGACGATCCGTTCGTGTGTCCTTCTTGGCCTTGAGCGCGTCCTTCTTGAACTTGTCGATGGCCTCGCTGGTGGCGTGCATGTCAAATGCCAGCACCTCAGCTCGGAACGACTCGTCCTGCTTGTCGAGCCACGCCACGAAGTCGGGCTTGACGCTGCCGTCCGCGTTCTGCACCAGGCCTTGCCAACCGGGGTGCGTGCGATTCAGCTGCTTCACGCCGCTTTCGATGGCCTGCTTCTCCAAACGCTCGGAGACCCGCCGCTCAATCAACTCTTCGATGGGGGCCGGGTCGATCTCGGGGACTTGGAAGCGCAGCTTCTGGCTGGCGCTCTTGAGCCCTTCGGCGACCATGCGTGCGATGTCGGGGTCCAGCTCCTTCAACGCGGCGAAGTCGTCGTCTGAGACCTCGCCGGTCACGGGTGCCGTCACCCTGGATCGCAGGTCCTGCTCAACCGATCCGATCTTCCCGAAGGCTTTGTCCAGCGCCTGCTGCTGCTTGGTCGCCTGTTCTGCGAACTGGGCGGTCCTGCTGCGCAAGTCTTCGAGCTCTTGCTTGGTGAGCTGCACGTATTCCGGTGCGGGCTCAGTCGGCGGCGGCTCGACTTGGGCTGGTTCGGCGACTTGCTCGGTTGACGGCGTTTCCGTCGTCTGCGGCTTGTCTTCGTAGCCAGCGTTGAATGCAGCCAATTCGGCCGCGGATGCTTCGGTTGTCTGCTCGGTCTGCGGGTCCATCAAAGATTCCACACAAACGCCTCGTCTATTGAGGCCGATCACCAGCGGCGTTTCCGTCTCTGGCTCTCCATGCCGTCCCTAGGGGCGGCGATTGCATGAATCTTTGGCTTGAGTAGCGCTAGCTTTCGCGCGATTCCAACCCGGCACGCAGCAAATGCTTCAGCTCTTCGATCTGGCCTCGGACATGCGCTGTCTCTTCGGCATTGAGGCTGCGGTCGTTCTTTTGCCGATGCTCATCAAGCCGCGCTTCCAAGTGCTTCTTGAGCTTGATGTACAGAGGCGTCATCTGCTCCCCCTCGGAGAGCGTGAAGCGAGACTTGCTCATTGCGTGAAGGCGTGGCCGTTCTCAGCGCGGCCGGTGGGCTCGGCGCCTTGCGGCGCGACCTGGCGGGACTCATGCTCGCGGGCGCCCTCTTCCAGCTGGACTTGCGTGCGCAGCGTGAGCGTCGTCTTGGCAAGCATGGCCTTGAGCTCGTCATCGCTGATGAGCTTCTGAGCGTGAAGCTCGATGATCTTGAGCTGCATGTTCTTGTCGGCGATACGCTCCTGAACCTGCAGTTGCTCAAGCTTGGCGCGTGCGTTGATCTCGTCGCGGCGAGCCAGCGACTCGTTGTAGGCCGTGTCTCGGTCTGTGTCGACTTCGATGCGCCTAGCTGTGAGCTGGTTGGACTGCTGCGCGGCCTTGAGCGTCGCCTCGGCGCGGACCTTGGCGGCCGTCACAACCGGATCTTCCGGCGGCGGCGCGCTGGCCATCTGCTTCGCCTCTTCCTCGGTGTACGAGAACTCGCGCGGGTCCAGGCGCTTCAGGCGCAGGTACTGCTGGGCCCAGCGCTTCGGGTCGAGGCCGTAGATGGGATTGGCGACCATCACGCCCAGCTGGACGATGGTCTGCTCTTGAATGGCACGCTCGATCAGGGCGATGGCGCCGCTGATGTTGACTTGGTAGTCGCCCTTCTCGTCGTCGGGGACATCGGGGTCAAGAAGCAGCCATTCGTAGAACTGGCGGATCATCGGATCCGTACCCTTGTCTGCGAACGAGAAGCCGACGTCACGGAGCAGCTGGTTGGCGTTGTTGTCCTGCAACTGCTGGCCGGAGAACGTGTCCGGGGTCGTGTCTCCGCTTTGGCCCTGGGTGATGAGCGGCACCGAGCTTGCTTCTTCCGCGAGGCGGAAGCCGTACTCGATGATCTTCATCAGCTGGTCGACGACATTGGGGAACTCCACGGCCATGAAGGCTTGGCGGATGTCCGTGAAGTCGGCGTCGGCCGTCTTCCACCAGAGCTTGTTCGGGGTCAGCGCCTCGTTGCCATCGGCCGGCTCGATGCCGTCGCGATCCATGACGATCTGCAGGCCACCCGACAGCCCGGCGTTGTTCAGCATCGCCCGGGTGGAGGCGTTTGTGATGCGCTGGGCCAGGCGAACCTGCTCGGCGACGCCAACGCCAGCCCAATGGCCGGCACGACGGCGCCACGGGATGGCGTGGTACGGGAAGCTGCCGGAGTCCAGCGGGTTGATGGTGGCGCGGATCACCGTGTCGTTGACCAGGGTGACGATAGCGAACACCTCTTCTGGAGGCTCCTCGCCATCGGCGAGCCCGCCCATGAGGCCCTCGACGGCGGGGCCGTTGACGAGGCCCAGTTCGGCAAGCGTGATTGCACCGTAGTAGTACCAAATCTCGAAGCGCTTCTTGTCGTCGCGCTCGGAGGGGTTGCGCCCCTCGGTCTTGCACTTGCCGGGGCCCTCAGCCAAGACCTTGTCGATCTGGCTGGCCATGTAGACGGGCAGGCCCTTGCGGTTCCTGACCTTTTTCAGCGCCGTGAGCTTGGCGCGGGTGAGGAAGTCCCGCTCAAGGATGTAGTCGCCGTCGTGGATGTTCTCGCCGCATGACGGGTCGGGGAACAGGTTCCAGAAGTCCACCCACTTCGCAGCGGGGGTGAGCTTCTGAAGGACGTGCATCCGCCCTTCTTTCCAGGCGACACGCTTTGTCTGATTGGGGAACGGCGCCTTAATGCAGCCGACGCCGCAGCGGGCAGCGTCAAAGGTGACGATGCGGCGCTGAGCGCTGAAGTTGCACTCGATGAGCCAGTCGTCGATGCGCTTCTTGGCCTTCTTGGCGGCAGCCGAAGCCTTCTCACTCAGCTCCTCGGCAAGGTCTTTGACCTTCACGGGGACTTGCGGGGCGCCAGGCGCTGGGGCTGCCTGGGCGTCAGGGCTTGGAGGCATGCCGGGCGCGACCGGCGCCTGCGGGAGCTCCGCCGGCTTGGCCGGGCGCATGATGGGTTGGCCGTTTTGGACAACCGGGCTCTCGTTCTCTTTGTCCGCGATCAGGTCGGGGACGGGTGTCGGGTCCAGCGCGAAATGGTTGTCATCGACCGTCTGCGTGATCTCGCCGATCTTGGCGGCAGCAGCATCGACATAGCGGCTGGTGAGGCGGACGAAGGCCGTGGACTTGACGCCGTCGCTGGAGTTGCCGCGGCGCACCAGCGGGCCGTCCATCGCCTCGGCCTTGATCCACTTGGCCCCGGCGAACTCGCTGCGGTTCTCGTCGTCACAGCCGACATAGGCCTCCTCACAGGCCAGCCACTCGTCCTCGATGCCGGATTCCTTGCGGCCATTGACCGCCTCGTCGCGCTTGGCGGCGATGGCGTTGCCGAAGTTCTGCAGGCGCTCCTCAAACGGAAGCTCGGGAGGGCGCGACTCTTCCATCACGACAACCGCAACATCGATCTTGGCGATAGGGCCGTCTTGGCTCGGGACGCTTTTGCGCGGCAAGGCTATGCCCTCAACTTTTAGCTGCAACGCACTCAAGGCGTGCGCCTACAGAAACAGAGACGCCGCCGGTTTCGGCGCACCTGTCGGCTTGGGCCTGGCGATCAATGCAGAGCCAGGCGCAGAGCCCGATGACGGCTGCAAACGCGATGGCTTCGAAAATCCGGAACAAGGTGGGCGTTTTCATTGCCGCTCCTAGATCAGGTAGTTCTGGCCGTTGATGACGCAAGCCAGCTGATCGCCATTGCCAAGGCGGTTGATCCGCTGCACGACAGCTCCGCCAAGCAGGTTTCGAAAGCGGTTCCATTCCGCCACGATTCCCGGCTCGGTCGAGACATCGGTGTTGAGATACGGGTACAGCGAACATCTCGCCATGCCCATCGCAACGTTGTAGAGAGCGAAGCGCAGCAGCGCCTGGGCGCGCGACACAGAAGGCCCGGTATAGGTGTCGAAAGCCGGTGTGATGTAGCCGAACTCGGTCGACCAGACCGGCATGGAAGTGATGCTGTTGTTGGTCTTCAGCGTGTCGATGTAGCCCTTGACCACTGTCAGGTTGGAGAGCTTGTTGGTGCCGCTGTGTTCGTAGGTGTGGACGCTAAGGATGTCGATCCACAGCTTGCCGGTGCCGGCCGCTGCATCGCTGGCGGTCAGGAAGCTGTTGCTGTAGTCGATGCCAAAGCCCGCGGTGTTGTTGTTGATACCAGTGCACGCAACGCCCATGATCTTGACGCTGGGCTTCACGGCCTTTGCAGCTTGATTGATCGTGCGAGCCATCTCGGCCAGCTTGGCTGCTGTGCCGGTGTAGTAGGTGCTGCCGGCGGTTTGCGGTTCGTTCCAAACCTCGAGGTAGTCGATCAGCAACCCGCATACCGTCATCAGGTTTGTGATGGCCGTGCTGAGGTTCGCCATGTTGGCCGGCTCAGCCTTGCCGCCGGGCGTGCCGTACTGGCTGTTGCCCTCGCCTGGCCTCGCCGAGGCCCAGGTCGGCGTGTCGAAGATGGTGACGACCGTTTCCTGGCCAGCAGCCTTGCACGCTTGAAGCCATGCCAGCATGGACGTGAAGTCGAAGACGCCGCTCGACGGATTCCATTGCGACCAGCGCGGCCCCATGTCGTGCGACCGGTTCCAGCCGCCGCCGAACTTGTAGGCGTCTGCGGCCTTGGCGTGAATGCCGAGGAATCTCTGGTCGAGAGTGACCGGGCCCTCGAAGATGTTCGTTGCCAGCGACGCAGGCGGAGACGCCAGGAACAGATCGTCCTGCGTGTAGGCCGTCAACACGGTTGTGCTGGTCTGGATGGCGGCGAGGTAGGCCGGGATCTGCGACTGAACCGTATTGGCGGCCGGGCTGACCGGGAGCGAAAAGCTCACGGGAGCAGCTCCAGGATCAAGCGACGCAGCGTGGCGGTATCGCCGCCGTTGAGGACGCCGAACTGAACGCCGACCCAGATATTCCAGTCCAGGGCAGTGTTGATGTTGGCTACGCCAGCAACGGCGCCGGTCGAAGAATTGAACCAGTGCACCGATCCGTTGGGGTTGCCGCGCTGCTGGTTGGTGACGCCGTCATTCCAAATGATGGCGCCAAGAGGTGTATACCGTTGCGTGGACAAGCCAGCCTGGCCGGAGATCACAGTGCTCGCCGATGTCCAAGTGTCCGAGGCTTGGCCCACCTTGACGATGACGGATTTGCTGTTGCCCCCCACCCAGTCAATGGCGCCCCACAGTCGTACCGCCGAGTTGGCGCCCATGTAGCCGCCGGGGATCGTCAGCACTTGGCCGAACGGCGTCGCGGTTGTGCCAGCGCCTCCCGACGTGTCGTTCAGCGTCAGGTTGGGCGAGGCGTTGTAGAGCAGTCGCGACACGTATCCCGAAGGGGCTACGGTCCCCGCGCCGGACACCAAAGTGCTCAGGCCGGTGACGTTAAGGTCGGACCCTTTTGCATTTGAGTTTTGAATGCCGACGAGGTTGTTGCTGCTGTCGAAGATCAGCTTGTCATTCGGACCGATCTGACGGTAGGTATCGCCTTGTGCCATGTCTTTCTCCAGCCGCTCAGAGCAGCACTTCCTGTCCGGGACGAGCTGTGAACGCTGGCGTGCCGGTTGTGTTTTCGGTGTCGAGTCGGATCCAGAGGCCGCCCTGGACGATCCCGGTCAAAGTGCCCGTCACGTTCTGTGTGAGGTTCAGGCCGATGGTCAGAGAGCCGGAATTGCCGTTGACGAAGCGCGTCACCTCTTGGGCGCCGGTCGTGCAGCTGCTGTTCGTGTAGGTGCGCAGATAGACCGTGCCGACCTGGCCCGTGGTCAAGCTCAGCGTTGCGGAGATGTCAACCGAGTACGTGACCAGCGCGTCGCGCGTGCTGCTTACTTGGAAGCAGGTATTGACTGCGCGCGTGGTGAAGTTAAAGCTGCGATTCGTGCCCGCTGTCACCCGCCCCTGCGCATCGGTCGTCACACCCGCGTAGGTCCCGGCCGTGCCGGTGTTGGGCAAGCTGATCGTGCCGCTCGTGGTGATCGTGCCGCCGCTTAGACCCGTGCCGGCGGTGACGCTGGTCACGGTGCCGGTGCTAGAACCTGGCGTGTAGCCAAGGGCTGCGACGACTTGCGAGCCGGTGATGCCAGTCAGGAAGCCGGCCGGGTTACCAGTCAGCGGGTACGCGTCCGTGATCCCGTAGCCTGCAAGCGTGGTGGGCTTGCTGGTCAGCGAGCCGAAGACGCCGTCGAAGCTTGAGGTGCCGGCGCCAATCGCCGTGCGCGCAGCGGCTGCGTTCGCTGCGGTGAGCAGCGAGCATCCGGTGACGGTGGCGTCAGTGATGGACGCGCAGGCAGGCGAGCCGCCCGCCGAAACGTTGAGGACACCAGACGAAATGCTCAGCCCCGTGCCAAGCGTTACCCAGAGCGGGAGCAGCGTGCTGCTATCGAAGGCCAGCAGGCCGGGCGTGCTCGGATGCAGCGGGATGCGCTGGATGTTGCCGTCGTCGGTGCTGTTGCGCTGGTTGAGCAGCAGGTCGTAGGGGCCGGCGACGGCGACGCCCGCGAAGAGCGCCAGCCACGCAACAAGGAAGCGGAGCGCGCGCATCACGACACCCGCACCGTCCACTTGTTTGCGCCCACCTTGCGGACCGAGATCCAGGAGTTGGCGATGGAAGCGGTGATGTTGTTGACGATGGTCAGCGCGCCCGAGATCGTCAGTCCGGTGACGGCCTTGCCGATGAAGATGTCGCGCTGCTGACCGATGCGGCTGTTGGCCTCGGTGGGCAGCGTGATCGTCAGGAGCGCCAGAGCGCCAGCAGGCTCAATGGATGCCGTGCCGTTCAGGTTGTTGTCGGTGAGGACGCAGTTGTCGCCACTGTTGGGCGTGAAGCTCTGCGGCGGGGCCTCCAGGATTGCCGGGTTTGCGGCAATGGCTGCGGCGATGCTTGCCGGCGTCAGGACAAGCGTCATTTGAACCTCGGGGTGAACCAGCAGTCGGCCGCGCTGACCGTTTTGGTCGGGCCGGTGCTGCTGCTGCAGACAGCAATGCCCGTCTTGAAGCCCATCCCGTAGACACCGAAGTCGATGCTGTAGGGCTGGCCCGTCGCAACGGGGATGGTGAAGACAGGGACTGCGCCATCGACCGGGACCGTGGTCGAGTCAAAGAGCTGGATGTAGCGGGTGGCAGCGTTGGCGTTGTAGCCACTCAGGCCGTAGAGAACGCCAAGACTGGCCTTGATGACGCGGCTTGCTTCAAGGGCGGCAGATGGGTTGTTGTCCGGAGCCAGAAGCGGGTCCGGCTGCGGAATGATTCGCTCTGTCATGGGCAATCCCTGGCTAACTGCCGGGAATTGCAACCTTGAGTAGCGCTAATCTATTCAGCCGAGGAGGCCGGTGCCTTGGACGGTGGCGCGGAAGGCGGGCACGCGGCCGATGCTGCGGCGCGGCGCCTTGATGGCCTGCGCTCCACCGTGCTTCAGCGCCACATACTGAAGGGCATCGTGCGGGTGCGAATAGCTGTTTTTGGTCGGCTCTTCGGTGTAGCGCTCTTCGCCAGTCACCTGGATGCGACGGTACTTGTAGCCACCGTTGAAGCCTTTGCGCAGGACCGTGCAGCACGGGTCCATGAGGAAAGCTGGTTGACCAGCGATGAGCTTGGAGAGATACCAAGCGACGGCGCTGCGGCGCGGCAGGTAGGCGTTCGTCTCGGCCGCCTCGATGTGCAGCCCAGCGGCTTTGACCTCCTGGAAGCACGTCTTCTCGTCGGTCTGGGCCTTCTGCTTGCCGGCAGGGTCGCCAACGACCACGATCATGCGGCCCTTGCCATCGCGCTTTGGGCCGTCGCGCAGGTGCCACCAGTCCGGATAGACCGAGATCAGCTGAGGGATCAGCACATCCTCGAGGAACTGGCGAATGCCCATGTCCTCGCCGCAGAGCTCGTCCAGCACCAGGAGCCGGCCGCGCGCGTCCTTCTGCGTAATGATGGCCGCTGGCGTCAGCCCGAAGTCCATGCCGATCTCAAGCGGCAAACTGGATATGGGGGATATGGCCTTCATGTGCAGCGTGTCGTTCCACTCGGGATAGACAGGCTTGCCGTCGTGCACCGTGCCGTATTGGCCGCGCACGTAGACCTTGACCCATTCGTCGGTCTTGCCGGCCATGAGGCGGAAGTAGTAGGTCTGGCCCTGTTTGCGACGCTCAGGATGGCCGATGGGAAGCGCCAAGGTCTCGGGCGTCTGGAGCAGCCAGTCCAGGTTCTCAGCCTCGGGCGATGTGCCGTCAGGCTGCGCCCAGAACTCGAAGCCCTCGGGGCGGTCGACCTCGGCCAGCTGATACCACCAGTGGTCGTCGTCTGGAGGGTTGGTGTCCATGATGACTCCCGACCAGGTCGCGCCGCCGTCATCCGCGCCAGGGTAGCGCCCCACGCGACCGGTCAGGCCGTCTAGGATGGCCTTGGGCTGCTCGCGCGCCTCGTTCATCCATCCGCCGGTCACTTCAAGCGATAGCAGCTTCTTGACGTGCTCGGGTCGATCCAGGGCCAGGAAGAGCATTTCCAGCTCTACGCTGGTCCCGTCTTCCAGGCTCCAGCGGCAGATTTGCTCGATAGGCGCCTTGTGCACCAACTTGCCGAAGCGCTCCTCGGGGAACCAGTAGAGCCACGTCTTGATGGTTGTGGACTCCAGCTCGCCGTAGGTGTTCCGGGTCACGACCCAGCGGCTTTTGCGCACGCCCTCTGCGTTGGCGCGCTGCTCGCAAGCCCGGGACCAGATTTCCCAGCAGCAGCCCACGCTCTTGCCGGAGCCGATAGGCCCGCGCATGCCACGCACCAGGGCGTTTGAAGCGTGGAACTCCGCCAGCGTGGGCGACGGGTTGTACTCAATGACCCGATCAGCCACGGCTGGGGATGTTGGCCTTGTAGGAGACGGAGCCGGTCAACTTCACTTCTTGGGTCACGTCGAGCTTGTCGCCATAGACCTTTGGCAGCCACTTGCCCAGCAGACGCATGCGCGTATCGATTCGAAGCCGCGAACGTTGGATGTGCTCGCCGTTGGCAACCCATCCCGCATCTTCTTCGCCATGGCGCTCCATCCAGTCGTTGCGACCGTCGTCAGCGATGTCCAGGCACTCGTCGGCGAGCTTGTGGCAACCAATCTCGCGCGCGCGTGTGGAAAGCGCCTGGAACTCCTGGTTATCGCGCTCCCAACGCCTCACCGCCGAGTAGGCGGGCATCCCCGCGTCTTCGCAGATCGACTTGAGGCTTCTGCCATCAGCCAGGGCGTCGCAAATCCTTTCTGCGAGCGCGCGAGAATAGCTAGATGGGCGCCCCACCGCGCGCGCCTTGGTTTTCTTGGCAGCCACCGCTTTCTTCCCGGCCTGCGGCTCGGCTTTGGCCGGCTCTTTAGGCGTACGCGCCATTGCACCCTCCTGAGGAGCGGCACAGATAGTCGATCCAGCCGATCTCACCGGCAACGCGTCTGAACAGCGCTTGCTCTGCCGTCGAACGAGGCTTGGCGCACATCCATTGGTCAAATGGCACCATTCGCTCGGCCATATCACGGACCCAAGCGCCCAAGGATTCCCAGGTTTCCAGACTTTCTCTGGCTCCGGCTGGCCCACCCTCGCCGCCTGGCGTCTTGTTGGTCAAGGCGTCTAGCGCGGCGATGTGCTGGCGCTCAGCCTCGTACGCTTCTTCGTGCGTGTCGAATTCCGCCAACTTCTGGCATGTGACGGAAAGGCCGGCGGCGATGATCTCGGCAATGCGCGCGGTTTTGTCGGCGTTGCTCACCTTGCCGCGCCGGACATCCCGCTCGTGCGCATACATGCGACCACCCACTCCCTTGCCAATGTAGAAGGTCTCGCCGTTGCGGGGGTCGATAAGCGCGTAGACGTACGGCTTCATTTGGACAGCCTACCCCTGCGTCTCCGCCCTCAGCTTCGCAAACTGCGCCGCGTTCTCGGCGACGGTCGACGGGAAGCTAGCCGAGTTGATCCGCATGGCCTGGACCTCTTCGGCGGTCAGGTGGATTTGCTCGGTGTTGGGCTCGAGCATTTCGCCCATGAGGTCGATCAGGCGACGTGCGGCTTGGTGGGCGGGGCTGAATTCGTTCAGGCCGCCTTCGCCGTAGTCGCAGAAGAGGTCGAGGGCTCCATCGGTGTCGGAGAGGGTGATGGTGGCTTTGGACATGGTCAGGCCGCCAGCTTGGAGCGCAGCTCGTAGCCCATCAGCGGCCAGATCTTGTTGACTGCGGCGGCGCGCGCGATCTTGCGGCCCAGTTCGGCGTCGAAGTTCTCGGGGCTGGCGCAGGCCGATTCGCCAGTGACGGAGAAGCCGTTGCGCAGGGTCAAGACGCAGAAGGTGAGCAGCTTGTGTGCTTGGTTTGCAACAGCGGGACGCTCATCCGGTCTGATGTCGAGGCCAATAGACGCGCTGTAGGCAGTGAAATACAGCTCGTCGATCACGTTCGCCTCGATGTCGGCCGGCGTGACACGGGGCGCGGTCAGGCCTTTGGCGACGATCTCCTGCTCGATGGCGGAATCGTCAGAACGCGGGGATTGGACGTTGTGCACGGGCTTTCTCCTTTTCGTGCTGGTCAGGCGCGGCTCAGGCCGCGGGAGCTTCGGGCGGCATGGGCTTGCCGGCGTAGCCGTCGTTGAAGGCCGCGGCCTCTTCGCCGGGCTCGCCCCCCTCGGCCATGTCGGCAACCATCTTGAGGACGGAGCCGAGGTCGGCAGGCTGGCCATTGGCCATGATCTGGCCGTCAGGGCCGAAGTTCAGGGTCAGGGTCTTGCCGCCAGGAGGCGGGGGAGCGTCGCCCTTGGGGCCGCCTTGGTTTTCGCCGAGGTCCATCAGATGCCTTTCGGTGTGTGTAGCCTGCTGATGGAAGGCTAACCATTGCTAGCGCTACTCAACTGGTTCGGGTTCAGGCTTTCTGTGCCAGCCCTTAAAGTCGGCCAGCGGCGCAGGCTTGTAGGGCGACTCCATCAGCCGGCCGTCGTTCTTCTTGCCCAGGCGGCGCTCTTCCTTGGCAATCAGGGCCTTGGCTGCCTTGGCCCTACGCTCCGCCTGCCAGCGCTCCTCCTCCGCGTCGATGAGGGCCTTGGCCTGGTCTCGAGCGGTTGTGGAGTTGAAGTAGCGCAGGCGGGTCGTGGCGCCGTAGCTGAAAGCCATCTGCTTGCGCATCAGGCGTGCAATGGTCACGCTGACCAGGGTCCGCGTCAGGCCGGTCTTCTTTCGGATCTCAGCTGCCGTGATGCCGAACTTGCCTGCGGTCTCGATGGCCTTGAGGATGGGGGCTTGGGCGACTGGGGGGCGCATTAAGGCTCCTTGAGCGAGGATTGCTGGATGGGACCGTCGACATAGCCGAAGCAGGTTCCACCGCAGCGGATCTCATACAGCCCGGCTCCAGGGCTGACGCCCTCCTCGTCCGGCATCTCGACCACGCTGATCCTGCGGTAGTCGAGCAGCTCGCCAAGCGGCCCTTCCAGAGCTTCAGCAATCGCCTGGGCGGTTGCCTCGATAGTGGTGACGTCACCGAGGCGGCTCAGGATGTAGCCGCGCAGGGCGAGGAAGTTGATTCGCCCCTCGGGAGCCTTTGGGATGCTGAATCCGCTCATGTGAACCTCCGCTCGCGCTCCATGCGGCGCAGGGCCTGCAACGGCGTTTCTCCGGCCAGCATGTCCCAGCCGCAGCCGGTGACGCCACCCTTCCATGAGCCCGTGCGCTCACCCACTTCGCCGTCGAAGTCAACCCAGATGCTGCGCTCGACCCGGCGGAATGGAATCCATGGGCGAGTCCAGCAGCGCTCTTCGGACGTCAATGTGGCGCGCCGATGCTGGACCTCGCCAGAGCGAAGAACGTAGGTGTACGGCGCGCCCAATGGGCCACTTAACTGCCTATTCCAGCGATGGCGCCATGACCAAGGCATGTAAAAGCTGGCGTATTTTTTTGGGTCTCTGCTGCGGCCCGTGTCCTTGCCCCAGCGGATCCAGAGGATGTCTTCGTAGAACTGGAAACCATAGCGCGGGCCCGAGCATTGCATTTCATCAGCCACGACAGGCCAGGAATTCGGCCACGGGGCCGAGAGGCATAGCTTGAAGAATCCAATGCTCAGCGACAGCCAGGCGCGGCGGTGTTCGTGCCAGTCGGAAGGAATCTCCAGTTCGGCTTGTAGGCCCTGGATGCCGAACACCACATAGGCCAAGTCTTCCCAGCGGTTGTTCTTGAGATAGATGATGAGCTTGTGGCGCTCGCGGTCGACGCGGAATCTCACGTTCAAGCCTCCGCCATAGCAGCCGGACTCAGGACGACCTCAATGCCGCCCTCTTCCACCACGCCAATGCGATGGTGGCGCTCGACAGCACGAATGACGGCTCGCCAGCCGGGCGGCAGGCGCATGACGTTGGCGACGGTGCCGTCCAGCGCCATGCCGATGACGGTCTTCATGTCGTCGTCGGACATCGGCTTGCGTGCAGAGGGCTTGGGCCGCAGCGGATGCGCCGGCTCCAGCGTCTCGCCGCACAGTAGCCCCAGGAAGCGCATGGAGCCGTGCTCGGCGATGGCCTGATCGTTGCCTTCGTCGACCTGGGCCATGGTGATGTTGCAGTGCCAGCTCCAGGCATATTCAGGGTCAGACTTGAGGGCGTCGGTGACGACCTTCATTGCCTCGGGCACTGTGACCGGCTCACGCCTGGGCAGCACCGCCCCAGCTTCCATCAATGCCGCGATTACCCACTCGTGGGGCATCCAGCCATGGGCCTGGCCGGCCGGTAGATACGAATGCCCTTCGATGCTTCGCTGAGCATGCTCACGGGCGAGCTGGATGGCTTGGTCACGGGTCATTTCATCTCCAGTGGTTAGGCGCGTTGCGCCTTGAGTTGACGGGTCAGCGCCGCGAATTCCTTGCGGATTGCGGCCAGTTCTTCGCGGGTGAACTTGGCTGGCTCATGAGGCCCGAGCAGCCAATCGACGGCCTCTTGGCCAATCTTTTCCGGCAGGCGGGCGATGTACGCCGCCTGGTTGCCGCTGAAGTGCACGTTGCACCGTAGGCATTGGCGGTGGATGTTTAGAGGTTCGTAGCGCAGTTCGGGGTGCGCGCCGACGCTCAGGCAGTGCCCGGCATGCCAGGCGGCGGTCTTGGTCGTGCCGCAGCTGATGCAAGGTTGATCGCGGTCTCGCTCCTTGATGAAGGCATTGACGACGGCTTCGGTGAGGTCGTGCCAATGCGACATCGGCTTGACGTCGGCCAGCTTCGCGCGGTGCTCGCGAGCCTGCTTCCGCGCCTTCTCCGCCTTGTCCTGCTCCACCACGACCTGCGCACACTCAAAGCAGCAGGCCCGGTGGTTCATGGACCGCTTGACGAAGCGGGTGCGGCAGCCCTTCGCCTTGCAGCGAGCGTTTGCGACAGGCACCTCGGCCTTGGCCGGCGGCGTTGCGCGCAGGGGCGTGCGGCGCTGAAGGGGTGCGCAGCGCTTCATTCGGTCTCCCACTGAAGGCGCTGCCGTTGCACGCTCGATGGCTCACGGTCCTCGGCGTACCAAGCGAGGCGCGTCGAGTCCTTGTGCTGCGGCGCGATGATCTGCATGCACTTGACGTACTCGCGCACGCCAAAGCCGTCGCGGTGCAACGTCTGAACGAAGCGCGAGAGCTGGCCGTCTAGCATGTCGCCGTCGTCGTCGACGATCACCCAGCGTTCATCGTGGTCATTGGGGTGTTCCGCCAGCCACTGGGCGATTTCGGCACCGCGGCACTCGCCATGCGATGGCGTCTTGCCAATCAAGCGAGCGGCGATATCGATGCCGCCCCACCGTGTCAGCGTGCCCTGCAGGTCTTCGATGGATGCCCCAATGCGCCAGGCTGACGAAACGACGACGTTTGCGTCAGCCTCGCGCACCAGGCGGGCCATCAGGCCCACCGACATGGTGTCGGGGCAGACGCTGCCGCCGC